CCTCTTCAAACTCTTCTACTATTGGTTTTAGTGTTTCAAAGTTTTTTGATAAATCTTTTGTAGCTACAGATAGTGCCTTTATTGGCTCAACACCTTGTGGTATAGGACTTCTTTCAATAGTAGGTGTTGTAGGTGTTGTAGTAGTAGGTACAAATGGAGCAATAGGCTCAAAATCTCCTACTACTTGATTATTAAACTCTTCATATTCTTTTTGAAGTGTTCTAAACCTTGAAATAAAGTATGTTAATGCAGCAGCTCCAGCAGCTATTGCAGCAGTTACTGGATTAAAAGCAGTAACAAATCCTACTACTAATGGTATTAATGTAGTCAATGTCGTTACTAAACTACCAAACACAATTAACAAAGGACCTACAGCAGCTATTATAGCTCCATATTTTACTATGTTCTTTTTTTGTTCTTCTGTTAGATTGCTTAATGCCTTTGATACTCTTTGTAGACCTTTTGTTAAAGGGTCTATAAATTCTAGTATAATCTCTCCAAACTTCTCAGATACATCTCCTAATTCGTTTTTAAGCTGTTGTAATGGTCCTAGACCTTCTTTAGCTATTGCTTCAGCTTGACCTCCAAAAGCGACTGTAAGAGCATCTACTGCACTCTGTAGTCTTTCTTGCTCTCCTACTGCACCCTCAATAGTTATACCGTAACGAGATAAAGCGTTAGTACTAGAGCCTACTGACTTAGCAACTAATTTAGCAGCATCTGTTAATTGAATACCTTGAGCAGTAGCAAAGTCTTGAATCAATGGAGTTAGTCGCAAGATAGCTTGTTCATTAAGTCCTAACTGAGCTAGAAATGATTGAGCTTGTAAAGTAGCCTCATCTCCAAATATTGTAACCTTTTGTAATTCCCTAGCTTGTTCAGCTAAGTTAGCAAATGCTTCTGCATTGTTTCCTAGTGCAGTTCTTAACGATGTTTCTGCTTTTATCTGTTCATCAAATGCTTTAACACTTGCAGCTCCAAAAGCTAAAATAGGTAAAGTAAGTCCAGTAGAAATAGTACGTCCTAAAGACTTCATATTATTACCAAACTTTTTCATTGACCTCATCGACTTCTTGAGGTTACTCTGAAACTGCTTATCGTTTAACGATAGTTTAATACTTAAGTTCTTCTCAGCCATTTTTCTTATTTAGCAATTCGTATTTCTTCTTAACATACTCTGCTCTCTTTCTTTGTTGTTCGATGTCTATTTCTTTCTTAGTCTTTTCCCATTCAAACTTTATAAGTTTTTCTGGAGTTAAGGATTGACCTTTCTTAGTATGTGGCTGTAAGTTACAACAAGCCAACCACCGTACTCTTTCCCATTCAAACCTCTGCTCTAATTCAAACCTATCATTCCTACCCTTTTGAATACAAAAGAACTCGTGAAATGTTAGCTCCCAAAACTGACTAGGTAAAAGTCCTAGACCGTAAGCTACAGCCTCTAGACTATCCCAGTTTATTTCTTTGTCTTCGCCACTTTCTTTGTGGCTTTCACGTTTCCCTCATCTTCAAACTTAGCAGAAAACTGTGTAGAGAATACCTCTAATACTTTATTTAAAGCATCAAAGTCATCATCTAAAAGGTCTGCAACACCATCAACATTTAAAGAACATTCTTTTCCACTAACTCTAGCACCGTCTTGTAAACCAGCTAGAATCAATTGACAAGCATCATCTAAACTCATTCCCTCTCCTAGCTTGTCTAAATCTTGTAAACTTCTACCAGTTGCCTTAGTGAAGTTTCTTAGACTATTCATCCCAAATCTTACTGGGTAGTCTTTACCGTTTATTATTACTATTTCGTACATTTTGTTGGTTATTAGTTTTATTAGTTGGAGCAGAGCCGAAGCCCATACCCCAACCAACAAAAGGATTATACAGTTGTTACAGTTAATGCTCCAGTTCCCTCGATTGAACAAGAGTAAGTAGGTGCATCTTCAGTACCAGCAGAAATTTCTAGACTTGTAACAAATCCAGAGCCACTATAGAAATAGTCTCCAGCAGCAGTAGAAGATAGAGTGAATGTAAATGTTACAGCAGTTCTTGCTAACATTTGTGTAGTCAATTCATCTACTTCAGTATCAGCAGCAGTCGTTGGATTAAAGTCCATAAGACCATCAGCACTAAGGCTAAAGCTCTTTTGACCTCCAATGATGTCTCTGAAACCAGCAGAATCTTTGTTAGAGATGTCTATAGGGTCTACGTTAATACTTAAACTTACATTTTGCGAATGCATTAGCTTCGCATCAGCTCCTCCATCCGAAGGACTTACTTTTAGGATTAAATCCGTTCCATTAAAAATTGCCATTTTTTTTTATTTAAAATTTATAACTAGTTATCTAAATCTTTTGAAGTTTCGACTTCCTTAGATTTCTTCTTTGTCGGCTTTGCAATAGCGTCTTCATTAGCGAAATGATTACGCTCTTTTCTACCAACCTCATAAGTCTCGCCTTTGATGTATTCTACACCTCGAAACTCAATATCTTTTTTCAATTTTATCTTATACATATCTATCTATTTATGTTAAATCTGTAATCTTGTCTTATACCGTAAAAGCCTAAACTACCAGCACTATCATCGTATAGCTCGTCTTGAGACTCATAGAATATCTTGTCTACTACTACACCACTATAAGTGCCACTAACGTAGTCTAGAGCCGTTCTAACGTGTCCAGCTAAAGCTACTAAGTCAGCGTAGTTATTGTGATACATACTTATCTGTACGGTTACATAGTCGTATTCACTTACACCGTTCTTAGTATTGTTAGGTATATCTGCTACCATTTGATAAGTAATATAAGGCAATTTACTTTGTGTAGGAAAGTTATACCTAGATGGGAATATACGCTTATTGCCATCAGTAGTTACTAATGGACTTACATTGCCATCGTTTCCTAATATATTATATACTACTTTACCTATCTCCATTACTTCATTCTTTTATCAATGAGCTTTTTTACTTGGTTTATTACGTCATTTTGTGCTTGGCTACCTTTATTCATTGCAGCTCTATCTAACATTCTAAGTCCTGGAATACCTCTAAATCCATACTCTAAAAAGTAAAAGTAGAATCCAGTCTTTTTCATATCAGCATACGCACCTTTAACTCTTGGTCCAATATATACTGCTGGTGGTCTACCTCTTCTGTTCTTACCGTTAATTACAGCTAGAGACTTTCTTAGCTGACCACTCTTCTTAGGTACTAAGTCTTTTAACTCTTGTTTTATAGGCTTTGCAGCTTTTCGCATACCTTGTCTCAAGATAGTTTTATTCTTGCTATCAGACATATTAAGGCTCTCTAAGTCCTTAATCAAAGACCTTAGCTCTCTCTCATCAATAGTAGCTGTAACAAAGCCAGAATGACCTCCTTGATTACCTCTTAATATTTTAGTAGTGCCTATAGCCATTAGTAGTCAAAAGGATTTATACCGTTATCTATTAATACATTTACCCAGTCTAACTCGCTTGTGTACATATCTACGTCTTCCCACTTAGTTTCTATACATTGGTAGGTTTCTAATGCACCCCAAGAAACAATTTCTCTTTTATCATTCCATACAATAAAGTAGCTCTTTACTTCTGGGTAGCATATTTCTGTCATTCTTAGTTTAGACATATCTTAGCTTGTTAGTTCTGTTAGTTCATCATCTGTTAGTGCTTCATCAAATACTGCTAGTGCTTTGCATTTGCCGTAGAAAATACTTGTACCATCAGCATCATCAAAATCTAAAACATTTAAACCACTTGGTGCATTACCACTCGTGTCAGTTGCAAGTTCAAATCCATTAACGTATAAACTAAAATCATCTTGTTTGTACTTTAAAGCTATTTTATTAAATTCAGATGTATCAGATAAAATTTCACTAACATTAAATGCGATTGAACCACTTGACCTTACAAATGCTTGTAATTGATTAGATGTTGAAGTGTAAATTAAAGATATTTTGTTTGTTGCACTTGAGCCACTACTTAAAGAAATTTGTCTGCTAGTACCATCATCTGCTAGTGCAGCTATCTCTGCATATAACACACCCTCTGTACTATTTATTAATGTACTATTACCACTACCTGTTAGTGTTTCTGTTGCTCTTGTAACTGTACTACCGTATGTTGGTATGTATGATG